TAAAATTTTATAAAACAAATGAGCAACCTACTCCTTAAAAAAATATTTGAACAGGAAGAAGACAACATGCAAAATGTATCAATCCCCCAAATCGAATACGACGTAACAATAATAACAAAAGATATAGATGGAGCAGAAGCAGCTCTAAACGATCCTAAAAACTATAGTGGAACCTTTACCCAAGATAAAGGTGACTTAGCTACTCTTAAAAAAGTATACCTAGCTCAAGGTATGAGCTTTGTAAAAAATTCATTTTTAAAAGTATTTAAACTCAACAATGAAACAGAAGAAAAGTTCATTGAAGCAGTTAAAAAAGACCCAAGCCTATCTAAATACCTAAAACAACACCCAGATGTAGAAAACATGCTAGGTGAAATGTACAATGTTTTATCATCTGAAGATGGAAAACCATACGGACAATTTTTTGTCAATAGTGCAGCTAATGCAGCCAAACTAGATAATTTTTCAGGTAAAACATCTGATACTTTAGGATATGAAGTTAAAGGAAATACAATTACATTTCCTAAATCTCTAAACCCTAAAATGACAAATAACGAAATCAAAAATAAAGTAAAAAAGGTATTAGACGGAAAAGTAGATTATAGATTTAAAGGAGCAGGTGGACCTAGAAAACTGAAAAAAATCGAACTTAAAGAAATAATAAAAGAAGAAATATTAAAAGCACTAGATTAAAAATACTAGGCATCTTATATATCTTTTCGTATATTTATAACAAAATAAATTATTAAATTAAAAACAATAAAAAATGAAAAAACAAATATTAAATGAGGAATTTTTAAAAATGCAAAAACTTGCCGGTTTAATTACTGAAGGTGAGTATAAAGAAAAAATGAATGAAAATGAAAGTAAATTTCCAAGTGAAGATGAAATTAAAGAAAAAAGTAAAATGGGAGATTGGGTAACAGTTTCTAAAGACGGGATAAAATATGACATAAATTATACTATAAGTTCTTATAGTGATGATGAAATGTCTTTTGGGGTTTACTTATCAGAAGACACAGAAGATGCAGAACAGATAGAAGAATTTGATACTTATGATGAACTATTAAATTGGTTTACAAATAATTAACTAAAAAATCTCAAACAAAAAATAAGAAGGCTTGGTTTATCCAAGCCTCTTTTTTACATTTATAATAAATAAAAAGGTTATGTTATATTGGTTAATTGAAGATCAAGATCAATTAGAAGAGTTTTCAAATAGATACTACAACGAAGCGTTTGTAGAGATAATCCCATATAGTAACACAATCCACCCAACACAAAACCAAATATGTGCGGTGTATATAAGACCGTTAGATTCACATAAAGGTTTTATTATCCCATTATCACATAGTGAAGCAATGTCAATCGATATAAACGAAGTAGAACGCGTTTTAAACACATTTAAAAAGATATATGTTAGGGATAAAAAGGAGTTCATGCATTATTTTTTATTAAATGCTTTATATGACCTCACCCTCAACCTTCCTCCATATATACAAGAATACACACAAACACACTCATTTTTCTACTCCAAATATCCAAATAAAACAGATATAAATAGAATAATACCTATAGTCAAACACTATGAGTATTGTGAAAAAACATTTAACGACTTAAAACATAGAACAGATGAACCAATCAATGACTTTTACAACAACCGCGCCACAATTGTTTTCAATGCCATTGAACGAAATGGAATACACATTGATAAAGAGCGATTCAAACAGAGTTTTCACGATATCGATACCGATTTCGTCTTTACACAATACAATTTTAAAACCTTAACAACAAGACCATCAAACAAATTTAATGGAATAAACTATGCCGCAATCAACAAAGAAAACGGAGACAGACAATGTTTCACTCCTCGAAATAATATGTATCTTGAGCTCGACATCAGCGCTTACCACCCTACTTTATTGGCTAACATCTTGGGTTATGAATTTGGGGATGAAGATATTCATGCCTCTTTTGCAGAAATGTATGGAGTAGAATATGATAAAGCTAAAGAAATTACATTTAAGCAACTATACGGAGGAATATGGAAGGAATATGAAAACCTACCATTCTTTCAAAAAGTAGTAACCTATACAGATAACCTATGGGATGGATTCCAACATAATGGATATATTGAATGTCCTATTTCAGGATATAAATTTTATAGGGATAAACTGGGAGATATGAACCCACAAAAGTTGTTAAACTATGTTTTACAAAATTTGGAGACAGCTAACAACGTTAATATATTGTGGGAAATATTTAAGCTATTAAGAGGTAAAAACACAAAACTAGTATTATATACTTATGATGCGTTTTTATTTGATTATGATAAGGATGAAAAAGATACAATGAAGCAAATACTTAAAGTATTTGAAAACAATAAGTTACAAATAAAAGCCAAACACGGGGACAGTTATGATTTTAGGAAAGACTAGTAATATGTATAACATGGAGTACGACTTTACTCCATTAGATATTATGACAAACAACAAATTATTTTGTACATTTACACCACTTGAACATTTGGATGGGTTACTCGCTCACATAACGTCAAGCTATACAATCATGTATAGTAAGATATTCGTATTACATGTTAAAAGTAATGATGAATATGTTTGTACATATAATGTTGAACATGGGAATGTTAGTGATTTGCCTGAAAATACTATTCTAGTACATAGAAAAAAAGATAGTAATACTTTATATACTATAAACGCTTTAAACGAGTTGATTAAAGGATTAAACAATGGTATTGTAGATACAAAATATCCAATCAACTGGCAACACTATAAAAATACTATATTGTTGACTCAACATGATGAGTTAAAACAGTTGAAAACAAAGATATATAAGATAGTAGAACTTTAAAAGGTGATGTATTTATGCAACTAATAAAATACAAATTACTTAAAGAAAACAAACAGTACGTTTTAGAAAATATAAAACAGGGAAAAATGTACGTTTCCCAAGGTAAATTATCTGAAGACGATTTAAAAACCCTAATAGCATCCTCCCCCGATCCAAAATATGTTGGATGGATGGCTAAAATATGGGTAGCAGAAAAACCTGATATAGATGATTTACGTAATACTATAGAAGAATATGATGTATTCGCTAAAAAAGGTAAAGTTAAAACCAAAGATATAAACCAGTTTAAATCCTTTAAAGATTTACAAGCAGAAGTAAACCAAATCAACCAATCAGGAGAGGGGATATCAGTTAAAGATTTAGAAAACGACTATGATACTGTTATAGATAACGATAATTTACTTATTATGTCTCCTCATACACATGAAGCATCACGTAAATTAGGTCTATCACATTTTGCATTTAGAAACTGTGAAGGTGGAGGAAAAGATTCGGCTTGGTGTACAACATATAAAGCTCCTGACCATTTTAACGATTATTATTATAAGCATAATGTTACTTTTTACTATATTAAAGTAAAATCACCAAAAATGATCGAACAACTTAAACAAGCTTTTCCAAAAAGCTGGGAAAATATGATAGTAGTAGCATTGGCTGTATTAAATAATGGTGAAATAGATGGGTATGATGGTTTGGATAAACAAATTAAACCACAAGATATTAAAACATTTACAGATATAATAGGAATTTCATAATGATAAAATTATTAGAACTTTTAGATAATAAAATATTGGTTCCTAGGCGCTCTAAGGAAGAGCGTTCTAAAAATCAAAATATAGCTATCCAAAAACAGATCCAACAGTATATTAAAAATGGAAGTAAGGGTAATTTGGATTTACGAAATACTCCAATTGAATCCCTTGGAAATCTTCAATCAGTTGGAGGTAATTTGGATTTATATAGAAGTAAAATTAAATCTCTTGGAAATCTTGAATCAGTTGAAGGTTATTTGTCTTTAACGGGTAGTAAAATTAAATCTCTTGGAAACCTAACATCAGTTGGAGATATTTTATATTTAGAAAAAACACCAATTGAATCTCTTGGAAACCTAACATCAGTTGGGAATGATTTATATTTATCTGAAACTCAAATCGAATCTCTTGGGAACTTAACATCAGTTGGAGGTAGTTTGATTTTAATTGAATCCAATATTGAATCTCTCGGAAATCTTGAATCAGTTGGAGGTTTTTTGAATTTATATGGTACTCCAATTAAATCTCTTGGAAATCTTCAATCAGTTGGAGATTATTTAAATTTAAGACACACTCCTATATCAGAAGAATATTCTGAAGAACAAATCCGTTCAATGGTTGAAGTTGGAGGTAAAATATATTTATAAAATTTAAAATTAAGCTTGGTCACCCAAGCTTTTTTTCGTATATTTAAAGTATAAAAAAATAATAAGTTATGTACCCAACAAAAGACTACCAAAAAACATTTGAGACGATTGAAAATTCTATTTTATCATGTAATAAACTAGAACAAATCGAAACCATCAACAACATGATCTCAATCTTTATTAAAGATTGTGCTTTACCTGTACATTATGAACATTTAAATGAATTACTTGATACTCAAGTTAAAGTTATAATAAGTGCTCAATCAAAAAAAGTAAAAACAAGCATTAAAAAAAATAAGAGTTATGAATAGGTTAAGACATAGTTTTAGACGTTTATGCCAAAAGACTGGTATTAAAACAATCAGATTTTTTAACTTAGAAAAATCGAACAAATCCCATATTGAACATGAAGGAGAGTGTATTACAATATGTAAACATTTGATCCCTCAAAAAGACACTGAACTGTTATATTCTCTAATCACAGAAAAGAGATATATCAAAAGTGACAAACAACAGATTTTCCTCACCATCCAAGCTGACCAGTTAACAGTAGTTAACCATCAATATAGTTACAACATTGACTTACACGGTAGTAACGTTTATGATAGAATATGTAGCTTATTTGACAACGAAATAGAAAAACGTCGCGAATTGATGGAGAAAGAAATATACTCAAACGTAAAACATTCATTATCAACAATAGTTAAAAATTTATCTTATGAACAAATTTAAAATAGTCGAATTCATAGGGACGATTGTAATAGTATTCCCTATATTAGCAACTGCACTTTATTTTTTATTAAATAGACCAGATGCTCCTAGTACACCAAAACAACCTGAAGTAGAAAACATCGATTCAAACAAAACATCTACACCAGTTGAATTTTCAAAAGTAGAGTTTGTAGAAGTGAAAAAAGTAGATACACCTAAGGTAAAAAAGGAACGTGTTAAAAAAGTAGACTCTACAGCAAAACCTAAAGTGAAAAAAGAAATTGTAGAAGAACCAAAAACCGACACAACAAAATCTACTATTCTAGATAAATAGTAAACATATGAAAAAAAGGTTATTAACGTTTATATTGTTATGTAGTATAAGTTTATTTTCCCAAAAATATAAACCTACAGTAAATCAACAACTTTGGAGATTTGATAATCTAGGTAAGGTTGTAGTTGAAGGTGAAGAATACGAAGTAAAGGCAATGGCAACCATCCAATACCCATCTCTTCATGAAACATCATTATACACCACCTCAAACCACGAAGTCATAATCCAAAAAATGACCTATGTTTACTATTATACTATCCTATTTCCAGATGGTAGATGGGAATGTACAGAAATCCCAAGAAATATATTATACGACTGGGTTATGGATACTTTTATTATACCTTAAAATTTAAAAAACATGCAAAATTTTCTTATTTTCATCAACAGCGTAGCTCGACTCATCATTATGATGATAGGTATTTCACTAATCAATGGGCTCCCAGTATATTACCTATGGAACCATTATTTTGTAGGAACTATAAATGGTATTAACCATATTACTTATCTTCAAGCATCTGGATTGTTTTTTCTATGTGCTCTATTATTTAAAACTTCAATTATCAATATAGATGAACCGGAAACAGAAAGTTAAATATAAAAGAATCATTAAAGAATGGAAAGCTGCTTCTCCTAAAGAAATAGCAGAAGCCATTGTAGATAATGCTTTGTATGGTTTTTTAGGAGCTGTTGTAGTAGTAGCTATTGCTATGAAAATAGACATTGCTGTTTTAGGTGCTTATATTATCTACTATTCTTATGTTGGAAAAATCATCAACAGACCCAAATACGTAACTAATCTAGGAAAAATAGTAATATTCCCTTTCTCATCAGCTTTTGGAGCGTTTGTAGGATATAAACTGTCTCAATGGGTTCTAGAACTTGTAAAATAGGTTTGGTTTTTAAACCAACTTTTCATATATTACATCATAAAATAAAATTAAATAAATTATGGATTTAAACGAAATTAAAAGACGATTAGAATCGTTAAACAAACAATCCTCTGGAAGCACCGGAGGTGGTGAAAAGAAAAATATATTCTGGAAACCAAAAGTAGGAAAACAGATTATCCGTGTTGTTCCTTCAAAATTTAACCCATCATTCCCATTCACAGAAATGTCTTTCTACTATGGTATTGGTAACAACACAATGGCTTCACCTGCAAACTGGGGTGAAAAAGATCCTATTAAAGAGTTTACTAAACAGCTTCGTCAATCAAGCGACAAAGAAAACTGGAGACTAGCTAAAAAGTTGGATGCTAAAGTTCGTATTTTTGTTCCGGTAATAGTAAGAGGTGAAGAATCTGAAGGTGTTAAATTGTGGCAGTTTGGTAAAGAAGTATACCAAGAGTTCCTAAACATGGGTGCTGATGAAGAAATCGGAGACTACACAGACATCATGGAAGGAAGAGATATTAAACTTACCACAGTAGGACCAGATGTTACAGGTACAGCCTATAACAAAACATCAATCAGCCCGTCTCTTAAAGCATCTCCATTATCATCAGATAAAAAAGAATTGGAGAAATTTATGGATGAGCAGCCAAACCCAATGGAAGTATTTAAGAAATATACTTTTGAAGAAGTAAAACAAGCACTTCAAAGTTGGTTAACACCTGAAGAAGAAGGTGGTGAAGAAGAGGAAGAGGAAGATACAACACCTGTTTCAACAAAATCTAACTTTTCAATGAACAAACCTGAACCTAAAAAATCAACAGCAGACAAGTTTGATGATTTGTTTGGGGATGATGATGAAACCGATTTACCGTTTGAATAATATATAAAACATGGCCAAAACAACTCGAAAATCTTTAACTGAAGCAGCTAGTAACGAAATCAAATCTGCTTTCAGTTTAGATAAATTTAAACAGAATAAAGGACTAGCATCTAATGTTAAGTTCAAAGAACAAAAATGGATCCCATTTTCTCCTGCTTTACAAGAGACACTAT